AGCGCGCGGGAGCGGGCGCGGGCCGGGGTGCGGGCGGAGGACGCGGCGCGGGCCGATGCGTGGGACGCGGTGCAGCGCGATCGGGCGCCGGTCGCGGAGCGCCCCGAGCGTCCGGCGACGTTGGATGCTCCGCCGATGTTCTGCGACGAGCACATGCCTCGCGGGGCTGGGAAGGGGAAGTGCGGGCCTTGCCGGGATGCACGTCTGTACCGCGACGAGTGGATGCAGCGCCGGGTGTACGAGGACCGGCTCGCCACGTTCTACGAGCTCAGCGACGAGCCCGAGGAGGTCTGGGATGACGAACCGTTCTGACGCCCTCGGGGACTTCATCGAGATGACCGTCACGAGGTTCACGAAGGACCAGCAGTTCCGGGTTCGCCTGATGGCGGAGGCCGATGAGACCCCGCGGGAGACCGCACGCAAGATCGCAGCCGAGGCACACGCCGCGGCACTGAGGAGGACAGCATCATGAGCAACGAAACAGTCAAGGCCACCGTCTACCTGCAGGTGCAGCCGGAGTACAGCTACTGGGCCAAGCAGCGCCGAGAGCTCGACACTCCGACCGCGATCGACGGCGCGAAGGTCGTCGGCTACACGCAGAACAAGGCGCAGAAGCCGAAGCCTGGGACCGTCGAAGTGAAGATCACCGTCGAGCTTCCCAAGGGCGCATTCCTGCCCCTGCGTCCAGAGGCGATCGTCGTGATCCCCGAGACGCTCACCCAGCCCCACCCAGTCACGGTCGAAGCGTCCGACGCGAACGAGGAGAACTGACCATGAGCACGCACACGATGACGACGGATGCCGAGGGTCGCGCGACCTTCCGATGCACGGAGCCCGCTGACGCTGCCTGTCACGTCTGGGCGGACTGCCTCAGCGAGGACGGATGCGAGTCGAACGACGGCGACTGCACGCACACGCCGGTGCAGCACGACAACTGCATCTACTCCGTGTGGTGGAGCACACCCGAGGATGCGGAGTCCATGCATGTGGACGAGAACGGCGACAGCGAAGTGACGCCGAAGCCGAACATGATCGACGCGCCGATCGAGATCGAGTGGGATGAGTGCCCGCTGTGGTCGTTCGCTGGGGGAGAGGCTGCCTGATGGCCGGGGAAACGAGCATCACCGTCGTCGGCAACCTGACTGCTGACCCCGAGCTGCGTTACACGCAGAACGGCCTCCCGGTGGCGAACTTCACGATCGCGAGCACGTCGAGGAACTTCGACCGTGCTGCGAACGAGTGGAAGGACGGCGACGCGCTGTTCCTCCGTGCCTCGTGCTGGCGGGAGTTCGCCGAGCACGTCGCGGGGTCGCTGACGAAGGGCATGCGCGTCATGGCGCAGGGCCGCCTCCGTCAGCGGACGTATCAGGACCGCGAGGGCAATCAGCGCACTGCGATCGAGCTGGAGGTCGATGAGATCGGCCCAAGCCTTCGGTACGCGACGGCGCAGGTCACCCGCACCGCCCGGACGGCCGACGCGAACGGATCAGCGGCGCAGCCGTCGAACGAGGAGCCGTGGGCAACCACGGAACCGCCAGCAGAAGGGGCATGGGGTGATGACACACCGTTCTGAGGATGAGGACACCTGTCAGTGGTGCCACGGGAAGCTGTCGATCATCGTGTCCCGCGACCCGGATGAGGAGGTCGACTGCGTCTGCACCGAGAAGCCGGAAGAGACGGATGTCGAGCGCGTGGATGCCTTCGTCAAGAGCGCCGGAATCGAGCTGATGCCTTGGCAGCGCGACGTCGCGGTGCGTGCACTCGCGGGCGAGTCGATCACGCTCGCCGGCGGTCGGCGTTCAGGGATGACGACGGTCAAGCGCATTGCGGAAGGAGTTCGACATGTCTGAGCGCTACTGCATCCGTGGGTGCGTGGTCAGCGGTGAGCATTACGCCGCCTGCGCTCACTCCGGCCCCGACTACACGGGCATGTTCCCGTGCAAGGGATGCGTGGCTATCGAGGCGCGCGATGGCGTCCTGCTCTGCGAGCGCTGCTACCGGAGTCTGCGCCGGCACCTCGAGGACGCCGCTGACATCGTCGGGCATCTGCGTTCGATCGCGGACCCGACGAAGGCTGCGGTGTTCGATCGGATCCGGGTGCAGTCGTCGTCGATCGAGATCCCGGCGCCCGTGGCTGCTGACCTCATCGATGCGTCGAACGACATCACGACGACGCTGAACATGTGGGCGAACCACGTCGCGGGGGAGGACCGGCCCGGTGCTGGCCTCCCGGCCGGTGCGATGGCGGATGCCGCGCATGATGTGGTGCAGCTCGCCGTCGATGTGATCCTCGAGGACCTCGACCGCCTGGCGAACGACTCGCATCAGGTCTACTCGCTCTGCGAGGGCGTGATGGTCGTGCATAAGGATGCCCCGGATGTGTGGACGGTCGCTGATGCCGCTGTGCGGTGGCCGCTCGAAGATTCACCGCGGTGGGCGCAGGCCGCGTGCCCGGTGTGCGACCTGATGGCCGTGAGGATCCAGCCTGGCCGTAACGGTCGCCCGTCCCGGTATCGGTGCACGACGGACGACTGCGAATGGGAGGCGAACTCGAAGGATGATGGCGGCCTATGGGCGTCGGTGTTCGCTGAGCCGGCGCCGGCCGAGGTGCGACCGCATGACCCGCGCTGGCTGACCCTCGCAGACGCTGCACGCCTTGTCGAGCGCACCACGGGCACGGTCCGCAACTGGGTGACGCAGAACCTCCTCGCCCCGCAGATGGGCCGCTACTGGCAGGACGACGTGCTCGCCGTGGCAGCACAGAAGAGGGGAGAGGCGGCATGAGTACCTGGCTGACTCTCACGGAGGCCGCGAAGCGCATCCAGGGTGATGCGGCGCTCGCGTCTGCTGAGCGCCGCATCCGCCGGTGGGTGGAGTCCGGTGACCTGAAGCCGCTCGCCGGCCGCTTCCGCGCCGCCGATGTCCTCGCCACCGAGAAGAAGATGCGGTCGCGTCGCGGCCGCCCGCGCAAGCATGCACAGATTGGGAATTAACCAATGGCTATTCACTCTGAGGGAATTAACCCGACCGACAACGAGCGGGGCGCCCAGTTCGTGACGGATGCCGACCTCGACCGGTTCGAGAGCATCGCCACGCCGATCTACCAGAGCACCTTCGAGGCGGGGAAGGCGAGCAAGTACCTCGTCTCAACTCTCGGACAGTGGGTCATCCGACTGGTGGCAGAAGTTCGTCGGCTTCGTCGCACCGAGGTACCGGAGCCGCCGACGCGCGACGAGCGGGAGGCACTGATCGCCGCCGTGCAGCACGAACCCGACTGGGATACCGCAGAGCGGGGGAAGCCGATGCTCTGCTCGTGCGGGCAGAGCATCCCGGAGCCAGATTGGGACGCCGTCTACATGCATCGCGCCGATGCTGTGCTCGCTGCTGGCTTCCGTCGTTCCGAGGTACCGGAGCCGAGCGCCGAGACCGAAGACGAGATCGGCCCCGAGGAGTGCAAGGCGTGCGGTGAACTTAACACCGAGTGCCGGTGCGAGCTCGACTATGAAGCATGCTGTGGGTCTCCCAGTGGTCGGCATTTCACGCACTGTCCGACGTATCGGCCGGAGCCACAGGGCGAACCGTCCGACGCACAGGTGCTCGAGACGTTCCTCGGCAAGCTCGCGGGAGACGGTGCGTACACGCTCAACTTCACCTCCGCCGAAGCGCTGCACGGCCACATCGTCTCGCTGCTCAAGCGCGACATCGCCGCTCTGCGTGCTGCTGGGGTCGGGGGTGTGCGATGAGCGCTCTTCGGGTGAAAGACCCGCTGGGTGCCCGGTTCGCGGTTGCGGGCAACTGGCTGTATGACGGCGACGAACCGCATCGCAGTCGGACGGTCGGAGGTACATTCCGCGTCGCCGTCCTCGCGGACTCCGCCGAGAAAGCGATCGAGGAAGTGGCCGAGATGATGCGGCGGGACATCATCGTGACTGCATTGGAGATCGTGCGATGAGCAAGCACACACCGACAACCGAAGAGGTGCGCGACTACATCCGCGCGGCGGATCGTGTCACCGCGCACATGTTCGCGGCCGGCGCCGATTCCGTCGAGGCCTTCGACCACTGGCTGGCAAAGGTGCAGGCGGAAGCGTTCAGCGAGGGCGTCAACTTCATCGACGACCAGCCGGGGCCGTGGGGTGCCGGGATGGTCGCGGGACGCGCAGAGGCCGCCAGACGGCGCGCTGAGGCAGAGGGGATCGTGGACCTATGAGCTACACACCGTCGATGGACGAACTGCGCGAGGCGTGGTTGACCGCTGAGTACGAGGAGCGCGGCCACGGCACTTCCGACGACGACCTACGCGCGGAGTTCGACCGGGCGCTGGCCGTTCATGATGTCGAGGTGCGGGCGTCTGTCGTCCCTGAGGTCGGGATGCCATGTGCGAGCACGAAGCCGCACGCGGCGCACGCCTGGCAGATGAGCGCGACGGGCTGGTGTCTGTGCGCTGGTGTCGTAGCCGAGGAACCGGAATGGGTTGTCCCGCAGCGGTCTTGCCCCTGCTGTGCGGGTGCAACGGTGTGCACTGGACCGTCTCCGGTCGGCCTGTGTGAACCGTGCGGCGCGGCATGGATGGAAGGTCGTTGCGAGCACGAATGTGCTGGGCGGGCGGTGCGAGACGCTCAGGGAAAGCAGGGCGCCGCGGCGAAGCTGGAAGGAGCAGATCGTTGACGAGGTATGCGGTGATCAGCGTCGGGTGCACGGAGTGCAACGAGACTAGTGCGCCGGCGGTGACGCTCGTGACGGCAGACTTCGCTGAGGCATCGCCGGCCGCGGCAGAGCTCGCCCCTGGTCGACAGGGGGACGCGTTCGTGATTCGGCTCGACGATGGTGCGATCGTCGCGTATTCCGGCGGTGATTGGGGTGATGAGTGGATCGAAGAGGTAAAGCATCGGCAGATCGACGGTGTGGCTCTATGATCTGCACATGAGCCGTGAGAGCAGACAGCGAGCGGGCGCCGAGCACAAGCTCAGGCTCGAGCTCGCCAAGAAGCGGCGTGCAGTCGTGGCTGAGATCGCGCAACTGCTTGAGAAGTTCCCTTGCCCCGCCTGCAGACGGCGTTTGAAGGTGAACGAGCGATTCCGGATTCCGATCCATGAAGGGAAGGACGGCTCCCGTTGCTCGGGGTCGCTGCTCGCAATCGGGTGGTTCCCGGACGGCCTCGCCGCGGTTCCGTATGACCGGTACAACGAACCCGCGTCGGTTGACGCGAGGGCACTGCTCAGGCGGACCCTCTCGCCGGTGGCAGCGACCGAGCGTCGCTCCACGAGCGTCCTCGGCGACCGGCCCGCCCCCGGTAAGACAGTCTCAGGTGGGCTGCCGGGCTCGAAGCGATAGGGCGTTTCTGGCGCGCCATGGTCTACTTCTGACGAAGTTGCTGCCTCACCTGACCAAAGAAACATGTCAAACGTGTCCGGATGGTGTGTTAAGCTGTGCTTGCACCTGAACTATGACCCGAAGCCTCGCCGATCTGGCGGGGCTTTCGTCGTTCAGCTGTGGCCCCGCCACCACGCGCTCACATCCCTCTGCAGAGCGACCGCCGCCGCCATGACCTCGCGCAGCCCGTATGTAGTCGGGAGCGTAGAGCGAGCCGCACCGGGCTGGTCGCATGATGCGCACACTCGAGCGGTGATGGGCGGCGGGACGCAGTCGTTTCCGGGGAGGCGCCGTGTCGGACGTCATCCACTCCCGTGCCTACCGTGACCTTCGCGCCACGCTGAAGGCCGAGTGGCGGGCACGCAACGCACCGTGCGCTCTCTGTGGTCAGGCGGACATCGAGTACGACGGACCGCGCAACGCACCGAACAGCTTCGAGCTCGATCACAAGATCAGCCGGAAGCGGTGCCTCGCCATGGGGAAGCCTGAGCTGCTCCTCGATCCCACGAACTGTCAGCCATCGCACACGCGATGCAACAGGTCGAAGCAGGCCGGTGAAGGCAAGCCCACGATGGGCGAGACGAGTGAGGAGTTCTGATGGACAGCATGCGCAAGATCGCGATCACCGACGGTCCTCTGAAGGGCAAGACCGTCGAGGTGCACGTCAACGAGGTCACGTTCACCACGCACGCCGGGTACGGCCATTACGAGGTGACGAAGGACGGCGCGACGTGGCACCGCAAGCAGGCCGCCTCGGGCACGGAGACGGCTGCACCGAAGGCCCCGCGCAAGCCTGCACGCAAGGCGCCCGCGAAGCCCACGGCGCCGGCCTCGACCGTCGCTCCCGTCGAGCAGCCTGAGTCGAAGGCCGAGTGATGGCTGCCATCGTCTCGACCATCGAGGGCAAGGTGCTCATTCAGGTGGGGGACAGTGAACCGGTCGAGGTCGGCACTGTCGAGATTCCCATCCCCGTGAGCACGAAGCACCAGCCCGCCAAGCGCGGACGCGAGGTCGGAACGGCTCACGTCGAGATCCAAGCGTTCACGGACTGAGGAGGCGCAAGTGCTCGATCGGTATGTGGCTGCAGGCATGGTCGAAGAGGGTAGGGGCGTCCCAATCTCTGCAGACTGACGACCGAGGCCACTTCTCCGGCAGTGATCTCTCTCCCCCCGCACCGTGAGGAGGGGGTCGCGCGCGATAAAGGAGTACCCCCGATGCGAGTGATCGTGATGGCCGGCACGAAAGCGTCCGGATTGATGGAGGCGAAGAACCTCGACATCGACCCGGTCGCCATCGTGACGCCGCGCTCACCGGATGCTGCGCGAGGCATCGTCGCTGACCGCATCATGGAGGCCTCGTCGCTGACGCCTGAGATGCGCGAGAAGCTGATTGACGGCGTGACGCCCTCCATCGTCACGACTACCACTGGCATCGACATGGTCGCGGCGACCGAGAAATCGCTCGACGCCGCGTCGAAGACCCTGACCGACATGGATGCCGGCGCTATCGAAGCGCTGCGGGCGCTCGCGCGGAAGATCGATGCCTGGGATCAGATCGTCGACTGGGCGCTCGAAGACGCTGCCGAGACGAAGGGCGCGCGACCAGCAGTGCCGCAGAACGACAACGTCTCGATCTCGGCGTACCTGAAGTACTGCGATCAGCTCGGCCTCACTCCGACCGGCCGGAAGGCGCTCGGGGTGAAGGACGGGGGCGAAGGTGGCAAGAAAGCCAAGCTCCACGCGCTCCGCGGCGGCAAGTCGGCGTAGCGCGACCAAGGGCCCGGGTGCGGCGTACCTGAAGGCCGTCGGTGGGCCGACGCGCTCGGAGTCATTCCGCACCCGCGTCGGATGCACCGAGCCGCGCATCTGCACGCCGCCTCTGCGTGAGCTCACCCCGGCGACGTCGAAGGGCTTCGCCTGCATCGAGTTCGCCGAGGAAATCCTCGAGATCGAACTGCTGCCATGGCAACGCGCGCTGCTGATCCGCGCGCTCGAACTGAACCCCGACGGCACCTACCGTTTCAAAACCATCCTGCTGCTCGTCGCCCGCCAGAACGGCAAGTCGACGCTGATGCAGGTGCTCGCCCTGTGGCGCATGTTCGCCGAGGGTGCACCGCTCGTCATCGGCACAGCACAGTCACTCGACATCGCCGAGGAACAGTGGGCGGGCGCGGTCGAGATCGCCGAGGGAATCCCCGAGCTCGCCGAACTCATCCAGCACGTCGACCGCACCAACGGGAAGAAGGCGCTGCGCCTCGACTCCGGCGAGCGGTACAAAGTCGCCGCGGCATCACGTCGCGGCGGCCGCGGCCTCTCCGGAGACCTCGTGCTGCTCGACGAACTGCGTGAACATCAGAACTGGCAGGCGTGGGGCGCGGTCACCAAGACCACCATGGCGCGAAGGCTCGCGCAGATCTGGGCCGCATCCAACGCCGGCGATATGGCCTCCGTCGTTCTCCGTCGCCTCCGCTCGCTCGCGCACCGCGCGCTTGGCTGGCCTGACGGCAAAGACGGCATGGACGACCTCGACAAGCTCGGGGACACACAGGACGAGACGACCGAGGTCGACGACTCGCTCGGCATCTTCGAGTGGTCGTCGGCGCCCGGCCGCGACGTGTGGGATCGCGAAGGCTGGGCCGAGGCGAATCCCTCGCTCGGCTACACGATCGACCTGCGCTCGATCGCCGCCGCGGCCTCGACGGACCCCGAGTGGGTGTTCCGCACCGAGGTCATGTGCCAGTTCGTGAACATGCTCGGAACCGGACCGTTCCCGACCGGCTCATGGGCGGCCACACTTGACGCGAAGAACTACCGCATCGAGCGCGACGTCACCCGCGACCCCGACCGGCCCGCGTGCTACGGCATCGACATGTCGCACGACCGCACGATGGTTTACATCGCGCTCGCCTTCTGGGACACCGAGGGTCGGATCCGCGGCGAGATCGTCGCGCAGCGCGCCGGCCCCGACTGGGTGCTGCCGTGGCTGCTCTCCCCGGCGAGGAAGATCGCACCGGATCGCGTCGCATTCCAGCGACGCGGCGCACCGATCTCGTCGATGTGGGGCGAGTTCGAGGACGCCGGCATCGCGGTCACGCCGTGGGGCGAGGACAAGCTCGCCGGATGGCACGGCGCCGTGTACGACATGATCCGCAAGGCCGCGACCGACGAGTCGCCGAAAGACGAGACCGAGGACGAGTTCCGCGATCGCGTGCGCATCTCGCACGGCGCACAGCCCGTGCTCGATATCGCCGCTTCGACCGCGCAGATCAAGCCTGTGGGTGACGGCTGGGTCATCGACCGCAAGGCATCCCCGGCGGATGCCTCGCCGCTGCTGGCGTTCATCGCCGCGGTCGGCCTGCTGCAGACCAACCCGGCGCCGCCTTCGGCATCGGCCTACGAGAGCAACGACCTCATGGTCGTCTGACGAGAGGTGCTGACATGGGTGCATTCCGCAAGGTGCTTCTGCTCCGAACCGTGATCGTGAACCTCACGAACGGGGCATCCATCTCGGGCGTGCTGTACCGCGATCCGGGGAACCTGATCGTCCTGAAGAACGCGACCTACTTCGAGCAGGGCACGGAGCCGGCGTCTCTCGATGGCGACACCGTCATCGACCGCGCACAGGTGTTGTTCGTGCAGGCACCGTAGGGGAGGGCACACGATGGTTTTCGCCGTCTCCGAGGGCAAGCTCCTCGCCGTTCAGAAGCCGAGCTATCAGGCGCCGACCGCGCTGCGTATCAGCGATGACCTCTCGCAGGACTACTCGTCGATCTATCGCCAGCAGCCGTCGGTCCGAACGGTGGTCGACTTTCTCGCCCGCAACGTCGCGCAGCTCTCGCTGCACACGTTCCGCCGCCTGGATGACTCCGACCGTGCGCGCGTGACGGATCACCCGTTCGCGCAGATGATGCGCACGCCGAACCCCTACACCACGGGCTACCGCCTGATCTTCTCCCTCATCGCCGACCGGGGCATCTACGATCGTGCGCTCTGGGTGAAGGTGTTCCAGGACGGCAAGTCGATGCTGGTCCGGATCCCGCCGCGTCTGTGGACGATCAAGGACGACGACAACTGGCTCGCGCCGACGGAGTTCATCGTCAAGGGCAACAAGGGCAAGACCACGCTGGCGGCGAAGGACGTCGTCTACTTCCGCGGGTACAACCCCGAGGACGAGCGTTACGGGCTCTCACCGATCGAGTCACTGCGCCGCGTGCTCTCCGAGGAGTACGCCGCAGGCCAGATGCGCGAGCAGGCGATGCGCAACGGCGCCCGGATTGGCGGATACATCCAGCGCCCTGCCGGCGCTCCCGAGTGGTCAGACCCCGCGCGGCAGCGCTTCGCCACCGGATGGCGCTCGCAGTACGCCGGCCAGACTGCGACTGAGGGTGGCGGTACCCCCGTGCTCGAGGACGGCATGACGTTCGTCGCCGCTGGTCACTCCGCGAAGGACATGCAGTACATCGAGGCACGCAAGCTCTCCCGCGAGGAGGCGGCCGCGGCGTACTTCATCCCGCCGCCCATGGTCGGAATCCTCGATCACGCGACGTTCGGCAATATCGAAGAGCAGCACAAGATGCTCTACCAGGACACCCTGGGGCCGATCCTGCAGGAGGTTCAGCAGGAGATCGCGCTGCAGATCCTCCCGGACTTCGACGACGCTGACGACCTCTACAACGAGTTCAACATGCTTGAGAAGCTGCGCGGATCGTTCGAGGAGCAGGCATCGCAGATGCAGTCCTCGGTCGGCGCCCCGTTCCTCACTCGGAACGAGGCGCGCGCGAAGCTGAACCTGCCACGCATCGAAGGTGCTGACGAACTCGTCGTGCCGCTGAACGTGCTCGTCGGCGGCCTCGCCTCTCCCACCGATCAGGTATCGGCGGGATCCGGTGGAGGCTCGCTGCCCGAGCTCGAGGCGACGACCTCCGATGCGCTCACCGCAGACGAGATTCAGACCCTCGTGAACGCGGCGGCCACGCTGATTCGTTCGGGCTTCGACCCGGTCGAGGCGCTCATCGCCGTCGGCCTGGATCCGATCAAGCACCTCGGCCTGCTGCCCGTCACCGTTCAGCGGCCGCAGGAGCCGGAGAACGTCGACCAGGAAGCGGTCGACGACCTCAAGGGGCGGGTGGTGCGGGTCAAGTCCCGACCGTCTGCAGCCCAGGTTGCGAAGTCGGCGCAGGTGCTCACGGAGTTCTTCGACAGGCAGGAACGCTCCGTACGTTCCGCGCTCGGCGCTAAGGACGCGGACTGGTGGGACGGCGAGCGGTGGGATCGAGAACTCGGCGGGGCCCTGCTGGCGCTCTCGTCCTCGATCACCACGGCCGTCGCCCGCAAGCAGCTCGAACGTCTCGGCGTCGACCCTGACGAGTACGACGTCGATCGGACGATGGCGTGGATGCGGAAGGTCGCATCCGCAAACGCATCGAGTATCAACGCCGCCACCGAGGCCGCCGTCACCGCGGCGATCGCGAGCGACGAGGACACGCCGGCCGCGGTCGCACACGTCTTCGACGTCGCGAAGTCCGCGCGAGCGCAACAGGGCGGGCTCACGCTCGCGACCTCGCTCGCCGGATTCGCCTCAGTCGAAGCCGTGCAGCAGGTGCGAGGCACCCGATCCGCGACGAAGACGTGGATCGTCACATCCAGCAACCCCCGAGCATCGCACGCCGCGATGGCCGGACAGACGGTTCCCATCGATTCCACGTTCACGAACGGCGCCAAGTGGCCGGGCGACAGCTCAGCACTCGACGTCGACGAGGTCGCCGGCTGTTCCTGCGACGTCGAGATCAACTTCGAGTAGGAGGGTCCCGCGATGGATCTGAAGATCTGCACCGTCAAGGTCAAGGCGATCGGCGACGAAACCGCCGACGGGACTTTCCAGGCCTATGCCTCCGTGTTCGACAACGTCGACAGTTACGGCGACGTGGTCCGCAAGGGCGCGTTCGAGCGCACGCTCGCCGAGTGGGCCGAGAAGGAGGAGAAGCTGCCGCTGCTGTGGGGGCACGACTTCTACGACCCCTTCTCGAACATCGGGCACATCGAGGAAGCGAAGGAAGACGAGCACGGCCTCTGGGTAGAAGGCGTCCTCGACCTCGAGAACCCGAAGGCCGCGCAGGTGTACCGCCTCATCAAGGGCGGCCGCGTCGCGCAGATGTCGTTCGCCTTCGACACCGAGTCCTCGCGACGAGGCACGGTCGACGGCATCGACGTGAACGAGCTACTCGACCTGACCCTCTACGAGGTGTCCGTCGTGCCGCTCGGTGCGAACGCCGAGACAGAGATCCTCGCAGTGAAGCACGGGCTGAAGGCCGGCCGGGTGCTCTCCGCGAAGAACGAGACCGCGCTGCGCTCCGCGCTGGAACAGATCCAGTCCGGAGTGACAGCGGTGAAGGACGTGCTCGCCGCAGTCGGCGAGTCCGAAGACGAAGGCAAGGCCCGCGGAAGCGAACCGGCCAAGACGACCGAAGAGCCCGATGGGGTCAAGGCCGTCGAGGAGCCCACGCGCACGCCGTCCGCCCTGACGCGTCTGCAGCTCGAGCTCGCGCAGGGCGAGTTCGAAACCATCTAGTCCTGAAAGGGGACAACGCACATGAGTGCAGCAATCAAGGAGCGGATGGGCGCAGCGCTGAAGACCGCGCGCGACATCTCGGAGCTGGCGGAGCGCGAAGGTCGCGACCTCACGCCGGAGGAGAACGAGAAGGCCACTGCGGCTCTTCTCGACTACAAGGCGGCGAAGAAGGACTTCGAGCGCACGCAGTCGACCGAGGCGCTGAAGTCGGCGCTCTCGGAGATCGGCGTCGACCTCGGCCTCGAGCCCGCCGGACAGAAGGCAACGCCTGACGCGTTCCGTCAGCCCTCGAAGCTGAAGAGCATCGGTCAGATGTTCGCTGAGTCGGCCGAGTACAAGTCGATGATGGGCCAGTTCGCGGACGGCCGCATCAACGAGAAGGCTCGCGTGCAGTCGGCGCCGATGGGCGTGAAGGCGCTCGTCACCGGCGCATCCGACACCTCGGGCGGCGCGTTCGTCAACACCGACATCCAGAACATCCTCGAGATGCTCGGACGTCGCGAGCTGACCGTGCGCGATCTGATCTCGGTCCGCCAGACCGAGTCGGACACCGTCGAATACGTGCGTCAGACCACGCAGCTCTCGAGCGCCGCACCGGTGCCCGAGGCGACGTCCGCCGCAGCACCCACCGCACCCGGGACTGCCGGCGCGCTCGTTCTCAACGCCGGTGGCGGGTACAAGCCCGAGGGCTCGATGGCCTTCGAGAAGGTCACCGCGACGGTCAAGACGATCGCCGAGTGGGTGCCGGCCACGAAGCGCGGCCTCGCCGACGCGTCGCAGCTGCGCGGCCTCATCGACGACGAGCTCCGCGCCGATCTGGCGGAGGAGGAAGAGGACCAGATCCTCAACGGATCCGGCTCGGGTGAGAACCTGACCGGCATCCTGCAGACCTCCGGCATCCAGACCCAGGCGTGGACGGACGACCTCCTCACCACGATCCGCAAGGCGAAGACGAAGACCCGCACCGTGGGCCGCGTCGCCGCGAACGGCATCGTGCTGAACCCGGAGGACGCCGAGCGTCTCGACCTGCTGCGGCCCACGGGCGGGGACGGCCAGTTCTACGGGCCCGGCCCGTTCGCTGGCGCGGGCGTCCACACGGTCTGGGGTCTGCCGATCGTCGAGTCCGAGGCCATCGCCGCCGGCACCGGCCTCGTGGGCGACTACACCAAGGCGGTCCTCTGGGACCGTGAGCAGGCGTCCATCACCGCCACCGACTCACACGCGGACTTCTTCATCCGCAACCTCGTCGCCATCCTCGGCGAGGAGCGTGTCGCGTTCGGTGTCACCCGTCCGAAGGCGTTCGTCTCGGTCGACCTGACCGCGTAGCCGAGAGGGGATCACCGTGGCGAAATGCAAAGTCTGCGGCGCACCGCATCGCGCGTGTGGGCCGCAGACCACGGTGATCCCCGTCGACTCGAACGTGACCCGATCTTCAGGAGGAGACATGGGACTGCAGGCATACGAAGTCGTCACCGAAGGACGACACCCGCAAAAGACCACGCTGATGCTGTCCGACGAGGACGCGAAGCGACTGGGCGTGTTCGACCAGAAGTCGAAGACGACCGAGTCGACGGGCGCCCCCAAGAAGGCGGCAGCGAAGACAAGCACGCCGCGCAAGGCGCGCACGCCTCGCAACAAGGCTGCGAAGCCCGCAGCCGACAAGGCCGCCGAGGTGGCACCCGTGACGCCGCCTGCGGGCAGCGTCGAAGACGCGTCCGACCCGGACGCAAGCGAGTAGCAGGGGGTGGCGGGGATGGCGCTTCAGACCGAGTCGTTCGCGACAGCGCAGGAAATGGCTGATCGGTCGCAGGGCGCGATCCCCGTCAACCACCCCTTCCTCGAGAAGGAACTCAAGGCCGCAACCGCGACCATCCGGAATGCGTGCGGATGGCACATCGCGAAGGTCGAGACCCTCACGTTCGAGCGCGTCGGCCCGTACGCGGAACACATCTGGCTGCCCGCGATGGCGATCGCATCCATCACCGCCGCGACCATCGACGGCACCGTGCTCGCCGTGGACTCCATCGAGTTCGACAAGATGACCGGCTGGACGAACCTCTGCGGTCGTCGCCGGTCCGTGACTTTCACCGCAGGCTTCGCCGAGGTACCAGCGGATCTCGTGACGCTGACGCTCGAGCTCGCCGCCGGTGCGCTCGGCTCGCCGACCGGAATCACGCGCGAGCAGGCGGGCGGCGTGTCCGTCACCTACGCCCGCAGCTCCGGTGCACTGCAATCGGCCGACCAGGACCGGCTCGCCGCCTACAAGATCGGATGGCTGCCGTGATCAGCGGCATCGTCGCCCGGCACGCCGTCGTGCGCGAACGACCGCAGATGGTCGACAACGGCAGAGGCGGCGTCGAGGCAGACTTCACCGACGCGACGCCCGTCGACCTGCCCGGATGGGCGCTCGACGCCGGCAACACAGTCGCCGACCTTCAGAACCGCGACGGCGCCGCGATCCGGTGGACCGCTCGCGGCCCGTTCGACGCCGACGTCGAACGCCACGACCGCATCACCGTTTTCGGTGAGCGCTGCAAGATCGACGGCGCCGTGGTGCGACAGCCCGGCCCGTCGCCGCGCACCTCGCACACGATCCTGTCGCTCGTCTCTTGGGAGGGCTGATGGCTGCCAAAGGCATGCGCATCAAGGTCAACCGCGACGCGATCCGAAAGCTTCTCGCATCGCAGGAAGTCGCCGACAACCTCACCCCTCGCGGTGAGCGCATCGCGGCCGCCGCCGGTGAAGGCTTCGAGGCGACGACTTCGAAGAACCGCGACCGCGTGGTCGTGTTCGTGACCGCGACCACGACGGAGGCGAAGCGCGCGGAAGCTGAGGATCGTGCTCTGACTCGCAGCATCGGCGCCGGGAGGTGACCGTGGAACTCCTGATCCCCGAAGACGTCGAGGTGCGTGCGCTCGCGGAACTCTCCACCATGCTCCCGCTCCACGGCTTCCCCGAGGTCACGACCGCGAACCGGCGGCTCGGCACGAAGATCCCCACCACGAACCCCAAACCCGACGTCTTCGGCCGCCTCATCGCTGCAGGCGGGACGACACGTGACCTCGTCACAGACTCGCCGGCGCTCAGTCTCGAAGGCTACTCAGTGAAGGAGCAGGAAGCGCGCGACCTGTGCGCGCTCATGCTGGCGATCATCGAGGCTGCCGTCCGGGCCGGTTCGCTCGGCGGCGCGACCATCTACCGATCCCGGACAGCGTCTCTTCCGCAGAGCTTGCCAAACCCGCTGGTGCCGGATCACTTTCGGTTCACCGCTCTGATCTCCGTCGACCTGCGCAGGGTCACGGCCTGAGTTCCCACTCGCGCACCGCTCCGACCGGGGCGGTGCTCATCCATGCCTGAAAGGGGCAACTGCGATGTCAGTGAACAGCAAGAAGGTGTTCGTCGGTGCGCCCGATCAGGCGACGACCGGCGCGATCCTCACGGGTCCGGAGACGGACGTCATCCCCGAGACGATCGATGACTTCGTCTACACCGGCCTGAAGGACTCCGGCTACGTCGGCGAAGACGGCGTGACAGTCACGCCGACCGAGTCGACTGAGTCGATCAAGGATTGGTCTCTGAAGACGATCCGCAAGATCCTCACCGAGTTCGACGCGACGCTCGCCTGGGCGCACCTCGAACTCTCCGAGGAAGCGCTCAAGAACTACATGGGCGACGACAACGTCGAGGTCACTGCGGCGACCGCGTCGAAGGGCACGCTCACCCGCGCGGCGATCGCCGGCGAGGCCCGCCCGATCAAGGCCTGGTACATCAAGGTCAAGGACGGCGACCGTCGCGCACTGATCTTCGTACCCCACGGGCAGGTCACCGAGCGCGGCGAGATCTCGCTGCTCGCCTCCGCGGCGATCACCCTCCCGGTGACGCTCACGACGTACCCGGACGCCGCCGGCAAGAACGTCTACATCTTCCTGGACGACGGCGTCGTCTCGGCCTGACCTGTCAGACCGTCGCGGCCGGGCGCCGGGAACCCGTTCGGTCGCGACGCACCAACCCTCCGGTTCCCAGAAAGCAGGTTCCCATGTTGGAGAAGTTCCATTACACGATCGGTGAGACCGAGATCACGCTGCCTCGCTTCGAGGACATCGAGGTCGGTGTCATCCGCAAGATCCGCAAGCTGGGTCAGGTCGACCAGATTCTGACTCTCATCGAGAGTTACCTCGACGAGGTGCAGCTCGAGGCGTTCGACACCCTGACCCGTGAGGGACTCGAGGAGTTCGCAACGGCCTGGCGCACGGGATCGAGCGTGACGCTGGGGGAATCCTCGGCCTCCTCGAACTCGTAGAAGAGCACCAGGAGGCCGTCGAGTTCGAGCTGATCACCGCCGGCCTCCGCTGGCGCGACATCGGCTCTGAATCCCTCACCTGGCGCGATCTGTTCGTGCTCGTGCGGCGGTGGCAGAAGCTCCCCGGCAACGCGCTGGGCGCCGCCGTCCACGGGCACGAAGTCCCGTCGTGGATAGAGCAAGTGCTCGCCGTGCTCGTCGACCAGGTGCAGGCGACGAACTTCCTCCTGCGACGCGGCAAGGGCGCGCGCCCGAAGCGTCTCACCCGGTGGTGGGAGAAGCGCAAACAGCAGAAGTTCGGACGCGACCCGATCCCGATCTCCCAGTTCAACGACTGGTGGGAGTCCGCCGGAAAGCGCTGACCCGAGGAGGTTCACCATGGGCTCTGCTGAGGGTGTCGAGCTCGCTACCGTCTGGCTCCGCATGGTGCCCACGATGGAGGGCGCTACTGAGAACGTCACGAAGGCGCTACTGCCTGGCGAGAATGCAGCGGGGGAGTCCGGTAAGCGTGCGGGCTCTGAGTGGGCCGCGAAGGCGAAGGGCGCGATCGGTGTCGCCGCCGTGGGCGCCGCGATCGTCGGCACCTTCAAGGGTCTCTACGAGGTCGGTTCCATATTCGACGACGTGACCGACACCATCCGTGTCGGCACGGGCGCGCAGGGCGAAGCGCTCGACGGCCTCGTCCAGGTGGCGAAGAACGTCGGCGCAAACGTGCCCGCCTCGTTCGACAAGATCGGGTCGACCGTCGCCGACCTGAACACCCGACTCGGCCTGAGCGGCGAGACTCTCACCACCGTCTCGGCGCAGTACCTCGAGGCGGGCCGGATTCTCGGCGAAGAAGTCGATATCAACGCGACGTCGGCCGCGTTCAATGCCTTCAAGATCGAGGGCGAAGGCGTCTCGTCCGCGATGGACACCCTCTTTCAGGTGTCGCAGGCGACGGGCGTCGGCATCAACCAGCTTGCCTCCGGTGCACAGGCCGCGGCGCCCGCGCTGCAGAACCTCGGCTTCTCGTTCGAGGAGTCGGTGTCGCTGCTCGGTTCGCTCGACAAGGCGGGTCTGAACTCGCAGCAGGTCACAGCCTCCCTCTCCAAGGGGCTCGTCACGCTCGCGAAGGCGGGCGAGGAGCCGCAGGCCGCGTTCCAGCGCGTCACCGGTGAGATGCAGTCGTTCGTCGACAAGGGCGAGACCGCCGCGGCGCTGGACCTCGCGTCGCAGATCTTCGGTACGCGTGGCGCCGCACAGTTCGTCGGCGCGCTGCAGTCCGGCGTCGTCAACCTCGACGACCTGCAGGCGTCGGTCGGCGCGACCGGCGACACCATCCTGGGCGTCGCCGACGAGACCGCCGACTTCTCCGAACAGTGGATGGTCTTCAAGAACCGGGCGCTCACCGCGCTCGAGCCGGTCGGCACGGCGATCTTCAACGGGCTCGGCTCCGCAATGAAGTTCGTCAACAGCCTCTTCGATGACATGCCCGACCTCGGCTCCGCGTTCGGCCCGATCATCGCCACCTTCGGCGAGGTCGCGTCGGTTATCTGGGAGGCGCTCGCACCGGCGTTCGCGCAGATCTGGCAAGCGATCAGCCCGTTGCTGCCCGTGCTGCTGGATCTGTGGATGTCGGTCTCTCCGGTCATGCTGATCTTCCAGGCGCTCGAGCCGATGCTGCCGATGCTCGCGTCGCTGTTCGGTCAGCTCGCCTCGGTCATCGGGCAGGCTCTCGGAGCTGCGCTCCCGCCGATCGTGTCGCTGATGACCACCCTCGGGGGCATCCTCGGGACGCTGTTCGAGGCACTCATCCCCGTGGTGACGACACTCGTTTCGGCACTGTTCCCGATCATCGAGGCTCTTATCCCCGTGGTCGTCGGCCTGCTCGCCGCGTTCGCTCCGCTCATCGGCGCACTCGTAGAAGCGCTCGCACCGATCCTCACCTCGGTCGCCGAGATCGTCGGCATGATCCTCGTCCCGGTGTTCAACCTGATCGCGACCGTCATCACTGCCCTCGCGGGTGTCATCACCTGGCTCGTGAACACGATCATCGTGCCGCTGTTCAACGGGTTCGTGATCCCGGTCGTGAAGGAAGTCGGCCGGATCTTCACGGACGTCTTCAGCGGCCTGGGCAGCTTCTTCGAGGGCATCTGGGCGGGCATCCGGAACACCTTCAAGGGGTTCATCAACTTCATCATCGACGGGATCAACGGGTTCATCGGCGGCCTCAACGAGGTCGGGAACTTCGTCTCCGATGTGACCGGCGGAACGATCGACTTCTCGATCGGCAAGATCCCTCGTCTCGCCGACGGGGCGACGATCCTCCCGCGCTCGGGTGGCACTCTCGCGGTGCTCGCCGAAGCAGGTCGACCGGAATCCGTGGTCGACACGGGGCTGATGAACCAGGCGCTCGAAGAGGGCATCTCCGGAAACCAGCCTGCTGGCGTGACGCAGCACATAACGCTCAAGACCAACGACCCGCGTCTCGCGATTCGGCAGTTGGGGCGTGAGGCGCAGAGAGGGCTCGCGGCATCATGACGACACTGCAGGTCGGACCGATCACCTTCGCCGAGACCGGCTCGACCGGATGGGTCTTCTCAGACCTCATCGACTGGTTCGGCCTCACCGACAACAAGGAGGAGGCGGAGGAGCGTCCGCAGGGCCACGGTGCGTTCGCCACGGCGAAGGCACTGCGCACCTCCCGGGCGATCAGCTTCAACGCCTCCTACCTCGGCAGCACTGAGGAGGAGATCGAGGACGCGTACGACACCCTCGCCGCCGTCGGTGCGGAGGGTCCCGTCGACGCGATCGTCACGACGTCGAGGGGGCGATCGGGTCGCCGGGTGAATGTGCAGGTGTCGAGTGCGGCCGATCATCACGGTCGCTCTACGGGTAAGGCTGCGGTCGACATGATCGCGGCGGACCCGCGCCGGTATCAGGTGGATGCCGACGTGCCGTGGATCTGGGCATCTCCGCCGACTGCTGGTGCCGGTCTTGTCTGGCCGGCCGTATGGCCGCTCATCTGGCCAGGCGGCGGAACCTCTGGGCGTATCACGCTCACGAACTCAGGCAAGGCCCCGTCTGCGCCGATGTTCCGACTCCTCGGCGGCTTCTCGTCAGCGCTCATCACGACCGTCGAGACGGGTGCCCGCATCGGCCTCGATCGCCTCGTTCCGTCTGGTTCATTCGTCGACATCGACACGGAGCAGCACCGCGCGACGATCGACGACCAGTCGGACGTTTCCCGGTGGCTGCGCTGGCGCGAGTGGGCGCTCATCCCCGCAGGCGAATCCCGCTCCTACCAGTTCGACGTCAGTGCCCCCGTGGGCACACCAATGCTCGGAGGGCGGGTGCTTGCAGCATGGTGGTGAGGTGCTACATCTTCGAGACGCGTGGCGGCGCTCTCCTGCAGGAGGTCGAACCATCTGACCTGCAGTGGTCCGAGAACGCGAACCAGGCCGAGACGGTCGACGTGACGTTCAATCTGAAATCAGAGGCCGAAGGATCCCGCGACTGGCGCAACCTCGGCACCCCCTGGAAGCACTCCATCGCCGTCGACACGAACGGACGCCTCGAGGGTGGGCCTATCCTTCCGCACGACTTCGCTGACGCGAACGGCTCACTGAAGCTCACGGCACGGGGCGGGCGCATCATCTTCACCCGCCGATCGATCCTGCCTCCGGTAGCGCTCACTCAGTCGCTGGTGCTGCCCTCCGGCGAGCCCGACACGTCACTCGACTCTCGTTGGACGGGACTCGACTACGGCACCATCGCGAAGCGCATCGGGCAGCAGGCATGCGAGTGGCCTGGCGGCGACCTTCCTATCGTCTGGCCGACTGACCGTGCGGGGCACCGTGAGAAGGGCTACGACGCGATCGAGCGGAAGAAGATCGACGCGGCGTGGTCGGATCTGTCGGCGCTCGAGCATGGCCCCGATATTCGTATGCGCCTCGAGTGGGATGGGCCCGACCGGTTCCGATGGGTGTTCGAGACCGGCACCGAAGAACAGCCGCGACTCCAAGGTCCGGATGTCTTCGAGTGGGAGATCGGCGACGCGGGACTCACTGTCCAGCTTGACCCGTCTCGCATGGGCTCGCTCGCGTGGACCGAGGGCGGTCGGTCCGATGACACGACGCTCGTGCGGTCGATGTTCGACTCGACGCTCATCGACAACGGGTTCCCGCTGCTCGAGATCGAAACCGACGCGTCCTCGAACATCGTCGACCCGGCGACCGCGGACTCGTGGAACGCGGAGACACTTCGCACCGCGAAGAAGCCGTGGGAGTTCTGGTCGTTTAACGTGCGCGCCGATCAGGCACCGTTCCCGTATGAGTACGGACCCGGCTCCCTAGTCAAGGTCATCGTCACCGAGGACACCCCGGTGACCGGCGGCTATGTGCCCCCGGGCACCTACACGCGCCGGATCGCTGGCCTCTCTGGCGCGATCTCCGACTGGATCACCGTCACCTGTGGCGAGGTCTACGACGACTGAGGAGCAATATGGCCGACCCCACACCCGCACCCGGCGGCGACCTCGGTCCGATCCTCGAAAGGTTCCGCCGCCTGGAGCGCGACGTTGCAGATCTCAAGACTGCCACCGGCACGCAGCGGGCGCTCGCGGTGCGCCGTCTGCCCTTCCAGGATTTCCGGGTAGGGCAGACAGCAGGCATCGGTCTCAGCGCCGGGTGGAACACGTACGCCACCATCACCCTGGCCGTACCCGAGGACCGGACGCGGCTGCAGGTGCTCGGCATCGGTACCGCCGCAGTCCTCGACCAGACCAGCGGCGGTCTCACAACGAGCTACGGACGGATCCTGATCGATGGTTCCGCTTCGCGGGAGTTTCCCGCCGCGAAGGATGCTGGCGCCACCCTCGTCAACAACGTGATCACAGCCACCAGTGCCGCCGTGATCGACGTCACCGGCAAAGCGTCGGTCACCGTCGCCTTCCAGCTCCAACCCCTCAACCCGGCGGCGTATCCCGCGCACGCTCAGAACTTCGCGCAGCTCGCCGTCATCGGCAGCTTCACCATCGCCTGAGGAGGCTCCCCGTGGTACTGACTCGATCATTCCCCACGCAGCACCCTTCGGGGCTGCCGATCACCGACACCCGTCGCGTCGCAGCTGCCCTCGTCGCGCGCAACGCGGACGGCACTCCGCGAGCCGGAGTCTTCCCCGCGAACGCGAATCCTCTTGTCACGGGCCGAGCCTCCATGGGCTACGACGTCGCCCCGTTCCTTGCGGCCACGTCGCGGATCAACAACGGCGTGGAGCTCATCGCAAACGATGCGGTCACGGTCGTCGCCACGACGGCCGCACCGGCATCGAACTCTCGCATCGACGTCATCTGGGTTCGATCGCAGTTCGTGCAGCACGCGGACGCGAACAACGACGTCGTCTTCGGAGTGACACAGGGCACCCCTGCAGGGATTCCGGCGAAGCCAGCGATCCCGCAGGGGGCGCTCGAGCTCGCCACGGCGGAGATCACGTCCACGACTACGACCACCGCGACAGCCGTCATCACCCAGACGCACACCTATACGGCGGCTGCAGGAGCCGCGGTGCAGATGCGCAATCGTGTCGAGCTGGATGCCTGGGCGGCGCCCGTGGGGGCCACCGCCCGGACCTTGGACACGGACCTCGAGTGGGTCCGACGGTCGTCACCGTCGCTTGGCTGGTACCTCGCACCAGGGCAACGCCTCGCCTACATGGCTTCTGCGGTCACGAACGGCAACGCAAACACCATCATCGGCACCGTCGCGAAGACCATCCCCCTGCCGATCGGGCAGCGGGTGAAGATCTACTGCAAACCGGTCAGTATGTACGTCGCGGCCGCCGCCGGCATCGTGTACTACTCGATCCGCGCCACCAACGCCGCCGCCGACATCTCGCCGTCGACCGTCTCGCCGAAGAAGACCACGTCACGGGGGATGCACCCCGGCTCCAGTGGCGTCACCTCCGTTCCGGGCACGGCCATGGAGATGGTGACAACGCAGGCGCAGCCAGTCTCGGCTGCGCTGTTCAACGAGTTCGGTGTGACGTACGACGTGGACGGGCAAGAGCTTTGGATCGAGGCCGCCTGATGAGCACCCTGCGTTTCGCCGGCTCGGCGTACAACTCAGCCGCAGGTACCCGAGATGCGTTCGGGCGTCTCTCCGACGATCTTGTCGCCGAGGGGCTGCCCGCGATGGTCGTCCTGGACGGCGACCGCGAGAAGGCCGACCAACTGCGCATCTGGTACCAGCGGATGACACTCAACCCGGGCGGCCGCAAGGTCTACGGCACTGCGTGGTGGAACGGGCAGAAGTGGTACCGCATCCACCCCGACGCCGTCGGCGTCCCGGACACGAGCAACCACGAGAAGCGACGCGCGGACGATCTCGCGTGGCCGTACAACTCGGACACCGCCGCGCACCGCCGAGCCCAGGTGCTCGCGAAGCGACACAACATCACCTGCGAAGGCATGGGCTTTCGCGAGTGGTGGCACTGGACCTTCTGGGGTCCGCTCGGCACCATCGGCGCACCCGCCGGCGGGACCGGATCAACCACAGCACCACCCCCTATCCAGTCCGAGGAGGACGACATGGCTGTACTCGTGACCGGTGGCGGTCAGAATCTCATCGTCGGCGGGAAGCTCATTCCGCTGACCCCCGCGGACGTCGGAGCCGTCAAGGGTGCCCAGGTGCTGGAGGTCACCCCGAACACGCACTACAACATCATCCAGGCGTTCGCGCGTGACACCGCGAACTCGGCCCTCCCGGTGCTCGTGTACGTGCACGACGGGGACGGCACCGTGTACGCGCTCAGCGACGGGAAGCTCCGAGCCCTCGTCGACCCCACAACCCTCGCCGCGCTGCACGCGCAGGGCGCCGCATCGGTGACCCTCTCGAAGGCCGAGGTCGACAACCTCATCAAGAGCTGATGCAGACAGAGCGAGTGTCGGATACTCACCCTCGGCACGTGCACAAGACCATCCCGTCATGGGTGATCGTCGCTGTTGGCGTCATCGCCACGGGCGCCGCGCTGATCTGGTCATCCGGGCTGCGCGACGACGCCGGCGAGGCGCTGCTCGACGAGCCGACCGCGAAGGTGCTGGTGGCGCTCCTTGGAGCAGCCGCCACGATTCTCGGACTCGTGTTGCAGCGCGCCGGCGATATTCGCCACCAGGTGAAGAACAGTCACGGCACAAACCTGCGAGACGACATCGACAAGCTTGACGCACGTATCCGAGGAGTTGAGGAGACCGCTGGGCATGCCGTGCGCGCCGCGCGTAAGGCGTCGGACGACACGGTCCAGCTTCGCGAGGATGTGCAGGCCGGGCGACTTGAAACCGGGGAGGTCCGCGCCGACGTGCGCGGCCTCCGCAAGGACATCGGTCGACTGACCGACGCCATCAACAACAAGGAGAACTGATGGATATCACTCTGCCCAGCATCCCTGCCGGCGTGCTCGTGCTGCTCGGCCTGATCGCCCCCTATGCGATCGCCGCGCTCAACGGCGCTCTACCGTTCGTGCGCACGCCGTCGCAGAGGAAGGCGGTCGCGATCGTCGTCGCGATCGTTCTCGCCGTGGTCGTGCTCGCGTTCTACTTCGCCTACACCGGCGATGTGATCCCGGAATGGCCCGTCCTCGTGCTGCTCGCGATCGTCGTCGTGCAGGCTTCCTACGCGCTCATCGCCAAGAGCACGGCCAGTGCGGTCGAGAAGCGGTTCGAGCCCGGCGAGACGCTGCGCCGCGACCGCCGCTGA